GGTTCAAGCTCTGCTGCTCGTAAGATGGGTACTATGCTTTCATGGTTAAAGACAAACACCAGCTTTGGCACTTCTGGTGTTGATCCTACAACTGCTGGCACATCTACTCGTACAGATGGTACAACTCGTACATTCACAGAGGACATCTTGAAAGAGATCGTTCGTGAAGCGTATATTAGCGGTGGCAATCCTAAAGTTTGCTATGTATCTCCAATTGGTAAGCAAAAGCTATCTACATTTGCTGGTATCGCTGCACAGCGCTATCAAGCTCCAGCAGATATGCCTACTACTATCATTGGCGCTGCTGATGTATACATGAGCGATTTTGGTTCTATTTCTGTAGTTCCAGATCGTTTCATGCGTACTCGTGATGCTATCGTAGTTGATCCTGAGTATGCAGCATTAGCTTACTTGCGCCCATTCCAAACTAATGATTTGGCTAAAACTGGTGACTCTGAAAAGACCCAGTTGCTTGCTGAATTGACTTTGGAAATGCGTAATGAAGCTGCTCATGGTATCGCAGCAGATTTGAATTTCGCATTGTAGTAGTGTAGAATTAGGGGTGGGGAAACTCACCCCTTTTTTCTGAGGTTTTATGAAACACTTAATTTCAGCCGATGCTTCAGCATTAAAGAAAACAGAGGCAGCTTTTGATGGTGAAGGTGGTCTGATTATTAGGACTACTCAAGATGTATCAGATATTGTAGAACAGAACTTAGCACAATATAATGCTACTTCAGTCCATGCTAAATGGGGTGATATGGCTAAAGTTGCTAGTTTGCCTTTTACCATTGTTGATACATTGAATCGTAAAGGTATTATGCGTGGCTTTGCAGTCATAGATGAGAAGGAGTTTAAGAAGTTTTTAAACGACCCTGAGAATCGCTTTTTTCGCACAAGACCTGGAAAAGTATGAGTAAAAAGAAGATAAAAGTAGCAATTTGTGTCCCATGTAGGGATGATGTAATGTCAGGCTTTTGCTTTGACTTAGCTAAATTAGTGCAGTATGAATCGCTAAGAGGCAAAGTAGACCTACATTTACTACAAATGCAAGGCACTCTGATATTTACGCAGCGTGAGAAATTGGCTGAAGAAGCCTTAGAATGGGGTGCAGACTACCTAATGTGGGTAGATTCTGATATGAGATTCCCCAAAGACACATTAGAAGAAATGCTTAAGCATAATGTAGATATTGTTGGTGTAAATGCGACAACTCGCAGAGAGCCTATCAACTCTACAGCATTGCATTTAGTTATCAAGAATGAGCAAGAACATAGCTGGGTTCACATTGATTCATTAAACAATAATGGCATTGAGAAGTGTACAGCAGTAGGATTTGGACTAACAGTAATCAAGGCTGGTGTATTTAGAAAAGTATCTCGCCCTTGGTTTAATGTTATTTGGAGCGATCATGGCGCAATCATTGGTGAGGATGTTCACTTCTGTATTAAGTGCCAAGACACAGGTTACGATGTATATGTAGATCACGATACATCTAGGCAAATAGGACACATAGGCACTCGTTCATTTGGGTGGAAAGACATACAGAATGGCACTCTCGACATACGCAGACCTAAAGACAACAGTAGCGAGTTACCTGGGAAGGTCTGACTTAACAACTCAGATACCAGACTTTATTCGCCTAGCTGAAGATAGATTACGCAGAGAATTGCGTGTTCGTCAAATGCTTAAAGTAGTAACAGCGCCAACAACAGGCGGTGATCCAACAGTTTCAATACCAGCAGATTTTTTACAGATTCGTGATATTCATGTAACAGGAAACCCTGTATTTACATTGGAGTACATGAGTCCATCTACTTTCTATCGTAATGCTAGAACAGTAGAAAGCGGAGTACCAGTTAATTACACAGTCTTGGCAAGCGAGTTTATCTTTGCTCCACAGCCAGATGCAACATACTCATTAAAGATGCTCTATTATGCAAAACCTGATTATCTTAGTGATGCAAACACAAGCAATGTATTTCTCGCTAATTTTGCTGATGCTGTACTTTATGGTTCATTAGCAGAAGCAGAGCCTTACCTTATGAACGATGCTCGTATCCAAGTATGGGCTAGTCTGTATGACCGATCAATCGCCAATATTAATGTAGCTGACGAAGGCTCTGAGTATGCTGGTGTTCCACTACGAATGTATGTATCTTAGGAGATATTAATGTCTGAATTTTCAAACTATTTAGAGAACGCAGTATTAAATGCCGTTCTACGAAACACTACCTATACAAGTCCAACTACTTGCTATGTCGGTCTGTTTACATCTGACCCTACCGATGCTGGATCAGGCACAGAGTGTACTGGTGGCGCTTATGCTCGTATTGCTGTTTCATTCAATGCTGCTACTGGCGGTGTATGCACTAATAGTGCAGATGTAACATTTAGCCAAGCTACAAACAACTGGGGAACAATTAGCCATATCGGACTACATGACAATGTAACTACTGGTAACTTGTTATTCCATACTATTCTCAATTCTTCTAAGGCTATTGGTACAGGCGATCAGTTTAAGATTACTGCTGGCGCTCTTACTTGCACCCTTGATTAAGGATGGCATATAGCCTAGAGCAGTTAGATGTCTATGGCTCTATTGAAAATGTACCTTATTCGCTTGATAACTCTTTCTATGATGGAAAAGTATGCGGATCTTGGAACTTAGAGCAGCTAGATAACTTTGGTAGCTTAGACAGTCTAACGCTTCCACTCGACTCAGATTTATGGGTTACAGGCGCTTGTATTAACTTAGCAAATGTATCAATAGATGCAAATGCTTTATTGGTAGCCTCAGTAGAAAGAACTTTAGGCGGTCAAGCTCAAATCAATGGTTCTGCAAACCTTGAAGCAAGCTCTATAAGATCTGCTAATGCAAGTGCTGAAATAACAGGCACAGCATCAGTAGAAACCCTAAGTGGTAAGTTAGCAAGTGCTAATGCAGAAATTGTAGGAAGTAGCAATGTTGATACAAATGCGTACGCAATTCGGTACGCACTAGGTGATATAGTCGGTAGCGCCAATGTAGCTACAAATGGCTCTGTAATCCGCTTGGCAGAAGGAGCTATAAATGGCTCTGCAAGCGTTGAATCAGGCTCTACTAGAGTTAGGTATGCCGATGGTGCAATAAACGGCACAGCAAGCCTAGAAAGCAGTTCTATTAGGGTTGCGTTGGCTAATGCGGATATAACTGGCACAGCATTAATATCGGGTCTTGGCGGCATGACCTATCAAGGATTTGTAGAGATTAATGCTAATGCAACAGTAGTTGTTAATGGTGCTAGAGCTTATGTAGAGATTAATGGTAACGCAAATGTTACTGCTAAAGGATTTAAACTTGGCGAAGAATGGTCTACGGATTCTGCTGGATCAGATACTTGGACAACTCAAGATCCTGGCTCAAATACATGGACAACGCAAAATGCAGGAACAGATACATGGACACCAGTAAACGCTGGGTCAGATACATGGACAGAACAGAACTCAGGAAATGACCAATGGCAACGACAAGGATAAATTTTACTGAATGGCTACCAGATCAGCCAGGAGTTGCTGGATCAATGACGGAAGCAAAGAATGTATATCCAATAGCTAATGGATATGGAGCTTTGCCATTAGAAGTTAATTTATCTAGTGATGCAGCAGAAAACTTAAATAACATTTTTGCTGCAAAAAAGAATACTACAACTCTTTTATTTGCTTCTGGAGCTACTAAGTTATTTCGTTATAACTCAGCAACTACAGCCTTAGCAGATGTATCAAAGTCTGGTGGATACACTACTGCATCTGGTGAGCGTACATTCTTTACGCAATTTGGTAATGTAGTTATTGCAGCCAATGGAGCAGATAAACTACAAGCATGGACTGTTGGTACATCAAGTGCATTTGCCGATGTTGCAGCAGCAGCTCCTACTGCACACTATGTAACAGTTGTGCGTGATTTTGTGGTTGCTGCTAATACACTAAGTAATCCAAATAGGGTTTATTGGTCTGATATTAACGATGAAACTGATTGGACTCCTGGAGCAACAAGTCAATCAGACTACCAAGACCTATCCGATGGTGGCGATATTCAAGGAATAAGTGGTGGTGAGTTTGGATTAATTCTTACAGAACGATCAGTAGTTCGTATGTCTTATATTGGAAGTCCATTCTTCTTCCAGTTTGACTCTATTGCTAGAGGTCTAGGATGTATTACACCTAATAGCATTAGTCAATACGCAAGTACAACTTTCTTCTTATCAGACGATGGATTCTATAGCTGCGATGGACAAGCAGTTAAATCAATAGGATCTGAAAAAGTAGATAAGTTCTTCTTTGCCGATGTAAACCTTAGTAAATTAAGCGAAATGTCTTGTGCTGTAGATCCAGTAAAAAAGATGGTAATTTGGAACTACACAGACACATTTGGTCAAAAGAAGCAGTTAATTTACAACATCTTGCTTGGCAAATGGTCTTACGCAGAAACAACAGCTACATTTATTAATAATGTATATACGCCTACGCTTGCATTAGAAAGCCTAGATGTTTATGGAACAATGGACTCATTAGGGGTTAGCTTAGACTCTAGACAATGGGCTGGTGGAGCGTTGTTGTTAGCTGGGGTAACAAATGCCAAGGCTATATCATTTACTGGCGCTAGAAAGACGGCATCTCTTATTACTGGTGACTTTGGTATCCCTAATGGAAGATCAGTAGTAACCCTAGGTAGACCAATTATTGATAATGGATCTGGAAGCATTGCTATTGCTTCTAGGGTAAACCTTGATAGTACAATTACCTATAATACTGCTGTAGCTGCTGATAGTGAGAATCGTATTGGATTGCGTTCTGCTGGTAGATACCATCGTATTAAGACTATTCCAAGCGGTTTATGGACATCTGCTTTATCCGTTGATGTTGATATTGCTGCACAGGGAAATAGATAATGTTTCGTACATTGCCGAATTTTGGATCTGACCCTCGAAATGTAGCTGAGATTGTCCGTCAAATACTAAACGGAAAAACCAACAATACTGGAACTATTACATTAGCAACAGGCAACGCAACAACTACGACTTTGAATGATGAGCGTATTAGTTACGATACAAAAATTGTATTAGTACCTTATTCTGCTAATGCTTTTACAGACTCTATCCCATATGGTGCGTTTCAAGACTCTACAGACCAAACGGCAGCAAGCACGACTGCTGCCTATGCGATGACATTCAATACAACAGACTACTCCAATGGGGTTTATCTGTCTAACAGCAGTAGATTAAATGTTAGAAATGCTGGTATTTATAACTTACAGTTCAGCGCACAACTTGAAAATCAAGATAATGCACAGCATGATGTAGATATTTGGTTCAGAAAGAATGGCACAAATATAGATAAATCTAATAGCATATTTACTGTACCAGCAAGAAAAAGCGCAAGCATTTATGGTCATGTTATTGCAGCATTAAATTTCTTTGTAGAACTAGCAGCAAATGATTATGTAGAGATTATGTGGAGAGCAGAAAATACTGCTCTTTCTATAGAGCAAACACCTGCACAGTCTACCCCTACAAGACCAGCTACACCATCTATTATTGCCACAATGCAAGCAATATCAGGCGGTAGTCTTAGCAATGTTTATGTAAGCGCTCAGAC